GACTTTCAGCGTATCTATCGTACGCAGCCCTTTAATCGCCAATCAGCCCTTGAGTACGAGTTCTATGTGGACTCCAATGGTGCTCACGTACTTAACCTAATCGCCAACGACTCAGGTAAGGTATTCGTAAACTACCAGAAGGAACTTCCTGTATTCACGGAGGACTCTACAGACATTCCACAGGAATTCTTTTTCTTTTTAGGGCACGCTGCCTATGCGGACTTCTTACGTATGGATGGTCAGCACAACAAGTCTATGCAGGAAGAGCAAATAGCTGGGACCTACCTGGCCCTAGAGCTTGAGAAAATTGACCTTCGGTCAAACAACAATACAATCAACAAGAAGTTTTCAACTTACGTAAACCGTCAATCCAGATAGCAAGTATGCTATAATATCACTATGAGTT